CTTTTTTTAGTGCCTGTGCGCCCCGTGCAGCTAATTGCAATTGAGCATCTCTATATGCACTTGCAGCACGCTGTTCTGGTGTTTTTGCGGCTTCGACGTTGGCTTGATGTTGCGTTGCTTCTTCTTTGTCGCTGACGCATTTGAACATGAATGCCGATATAACAATGATGAAAATAATTTGTGTGATGCTGGTCGGTTTTTTAACCTTGGCTCCGCAATTCGGGCAGGTTTTGGCATCAGTGCTTACTTGATGGTCGCATTCAGCACATTTGATAAGCGACATTTTGTTCCCCTTAGAAATTGAAGGCTAACTGGATCTGCAACTGTAGCACATTATTTTTTCGATTCCTTGGCTTGCTCGATGAGTTGAGTTGTCGTATCAATTCCCCGTATATGATCGGCGACCACCTCATCAGGCGCATTTTGTGCCGCTCGGAGTAAATTCATATAAAGCGGTTTAGTGATATAAACCAATTCACCGCCATCTTCGGCGTGTAGTGTGTCCATCCATCCATTGGCTTTACCACATTTCTTTTCCATCGTGCGAGCGGTTTTACTGCCCATGCCGCGCGGAGTTTTATTGGCGCTGGGTGCTTGATTGAGCAACTGGCTTAGATAAGCGGCTGCGATGCCGGTATGCTCAGCCAGCGCGACAATAGTATTGAGCTCATCCAAGAGAATGAGTAGGTTTTTTCGGCGTATTTCTTTGTTTTCCATAGTGAATGATTAGATAGCAAATTGCAAATTTGCGCGATGTGCAAAATGCTCTTGCATTACTGATAGCATTTTGCTATTATTTTGCGGATGGATGCTAAAACTTATCTTGAAGAACGTGGCCGAGACAAGGCCAAAGAGGTTGCCGAAGCGGCAGGGACATCGTTCGAATATTTCGGACAGATCGCCAGCGGGCGCAGGCGTCCTTCTGTAAAGCTGGCTCTGAAACTGGTTGAGGCATCTGGCGGGGAGCTTGAATTTGTCGCGCTCCTGACTTCCAACCAGCAAACCGAGGCCGCATGATTTTCCCCCAACTGACATTAATAGGCTCCTCCCTCCCGTCAGTTGGCTTTGCCCTGCGCTTGCGCGGGGCTTTTTTATTTCAGTGAGGTGATCCATGGCGCAAGACGGCAAAAGCGAAGTACGGTTCGACATCCCCCTCGAAGACATGGCTGTGCTGGATGCATATTGCTTATGCAATGGCGGTTTGTCGAGAACGGCGGTCATTTCAAAACTCCTGTTGGACTGGACGAAGGATAAACGTCATGAAGCCATGATGATCTGCCGCGTTGCCGGTATCAATCCGATCAGGTCGGAGTCCGACTCCGATCGCACTCCGGTCTGACCGGAGTCGGACTCCGATCGGCGATCGCATGACAAACGAAACCTCAACCGCAAGCGAACACCTGCAGATGATCGAGGATTGCGAGACACGCGAATCTCGACTCACCGAATGGGATGCGCAGTTCCTAGACTCTATCAAGAACCAGCTCGGCAAAGGACTCTTCCCATCGTTGACGTCCAAGCAAGCCGATAAACTGGATGAGATATGGGAGCGCGCCACGGCGCAAGGATAAAAAAATGACCACCGGCCGCGAACAGCTTGAGCATGCCTTAAGAATGTTTCTCGATATTGATCCCACCTTCACGTCTGCTTCATTAAAAATTGTAAAAGAAATGGCAGCCGATCCCAAAAACAAGATGGCACGAGCAGTGCTGGCCGCACGGCTTTCGTTGGGCGAAGAGCTTCCCTATGAAGGGCTGAACTCATGAGCGGCGATCTATTTTCTTCTGAGCCCGTCGCCAGCACATCCTTTTTTGATGGGACTTGCGATTTGTGCACCGCTGCTGCCGGCATTTACAACTGGGGAAACCTTTGTTGTCGTGCGCGTTTTGTGACCAGCTTGCCGGGCATCGATTTGCGGCGCGGCTGGATGGCGCGCTGGAAGTCGCGCGAGACGCCGAGTTTCTATGCGGCCATTGCGCGTGCGGTAAAAGCGCAATGGGAAATTAAAACGGGGGTGGCACATGGCTGAGAAACCGCGCTCGGTATGGATGCCGATCTTGCCGATACCGGACGATGCGCCGGTGGTGCGCGTGCGGCACCCGACTCGCGGCGAGCCGTTGCGGATTTTCTTTTATACCGATGCCGATGGGCGACCGCTCGGGCATGTATGCCGCTTCATGACTTCATCCGGCGAAGCGCTGCATCTGCCGCTCACCTGGTGCCAGGATCAAAACGGCGTCCGGGGTTGGCGCTGGATTCAGTTCCAGCGTTTACGCCCGCTGTTTGGCCTGGACAAGCTGGCCGCCGATCCGTTGGGGATGGTTCTGGTCGTCTTCGACGAAAACGAAGCTGATGCGGCGAGGAAGCTGCTGCCGAATATCGGTTGCGTTGTCTCATGGCCGGGCGGATTGCGCAAAATAGACGAGGTTGATTGGTCTTCATTGCGCGGCCACAAGATTGTGATCTGGCCGACGCTGACGATGGATCGATCCAAGGTCAAGCGTGGTGATGACAGCGGTGTAGTTCTGCCACGCGAGCGCCAGTCCGGTTGGCAGGCGGCGCTTAAGCTGGAAAAGATCGCGCTCGGCTATGGATGCCCAAGGGTGGACATCATCGATCCGTTTGGCAGTGATCTGCCGGATGGCTTCGGGCCCTCAATGGTGGATTTACAGGGTTGGGATGAAAAGCAGGTGTGGGATTTCGTCTTTAAGCATGTCAAAAATGGTATCGGTTCCGATTTCGAACAGCGCGTGCGCAGGCTGCGTGGCGAGCGTTTGCCAGCCGAGCCGCCCGGCGCCGAAGTACAGCTCGCATCCGATGATGAAAAATGGCATCTGCATCTGCTGACCAAACACGGCGACGTGCTTCCTTGCCTGGCGAACGTGCATGACATTCTTGCGAACGCTGAAGCGTGGCGCGGCGTGGTGGCATTCGACGAGTTCGCGCAGCGCGTGGTCAAACTCAAAGCACCGGTATATATCGGCGGGAAGATGGGCGAATGGGGTTCGACAGATGATTCCATGACCGCAATGATGCTCTCACGGTTATTTCAATTCACTCCTTCATCGTTAATAGTCGCCGAGGCCGTCGAAGTGATCGCGCGCGAGAACGGATTCCACCCGGTGCGAATCTGGCTGCGCACACTCAAGTGGGATGGCGTGCCGCGTCTGGATGATTGGTTGTGCGATTTTATTGGTGTGGAAAAAACGGAATATTCAAGGCGCGTGGCGCGCTGGTTTTTGACCGGAATGGTGGCGCGCGTGATGAAGCCAGGCGTGAAATTCGATTATTGCCTTGTGCTGGAAGGGATTCAGGGGTTGCTGAAGAGCGGCATGTTTGAGGCGCTGGCGGGTGAGTGGTTCAGCGATGCTGACATCGATTTGAGCAACAAGGATTCAATGTCCGCTTTGCAAGGCGTTTGGTTGCATGAATTTGCGGAGCTGGGCTCATTAGCTCGGCATGAATCGTCCAGGCAAAAGAGTTTTATTTCTCGCAAGATAGACAGATACCGCCCCGTCTATGGCAGGCGCGAAATCAGCGTTCCTCGCCAGGTGGTTTTCGGTGGGTCGACGAATGAGACATGGGACTGGAATAAAGACCCGACAGGTGGGCGGAGATTCTGGCCTGTCCTGGTTGTTAATGAAGTAAACATCGAAGGACTGAGACTCGCGCGCGAGCAATTGTTCGCCGAGGCCGTGGTGATGTTCGATAAGGGTGAGAAATTCTGGCCCACCTTGGCGGAGCAACGCGAGTTGTTCGACCCTGAGCAGCTCAAGCGCGAGCAACAAGATTCGCTAATCGATCTGCTGCACGATTGGGTTGCGAATCAGTATAAAGAATTTCCGCTGTCCGCCGCAGGAATAGATGGATTGAAGTTGGACGCGTCGAAGTTGACACGGGATTTACAAACGAGAATCGGCATTGCTTTGCGCAAGCTCGGCTGCACCAAAATTGAAAAACGTAACGGAATGACTCGCTATTGGTACAAGCCGCCAGAGAAAACGGCAAAGTCGATTGGCAGCATTCCGGTGCAATTATCGGGAGACGAACATGACGCGTTTTGATCCCAAGGTTAGGAAGGTAGGGCAGAGGTTGGGAACCCTGCAAGCCTCGCCCATGGCTGATGTTCCTAACCTTCCTAACCTTCCCTACCTGTCTCTCATGTGTGCGAGCATGCGCCCGCGCATATACGCGCGCGTGTACGTAACTCGTTTTACGTTGGGAAGGTTAGGAAGGTTAGGAAGATTGGCTTGTTTATTGGCTTGCAGGGTTCCCAACCTCGGCTTTAGGTTGGGAAGGTTGGGAAGCTGCTTAAATTTACAAGGAGATTTGCGATAACCATGAGCGTGATTCTGCCACAACGGTTCTATGGCGATCCAGCCGAATGCGTGGACGAGTTGCGCAAGATTCATGAACAGCAAAAGCGCAAGGCGGATCGCACCAGGATTTACAAGGGGCAGCGCATCCGTGCGCTGGTGAAGCAAGTGATGAAAGGGGTGCGGCGATGAGAGTCGAGTTGGCTTGGGTGGATGCATTGCTGAGCCGTTGGGGACGTTGGGCGATCCGCTGCGAAAGCGGCGCGCTAGGGTTTGCGTCATCGTGCAGCATTGGCGGTGGTGATCTGCACACGAATGAGGATGGACACCATTCTGCTGAGCCGCGCGGACTGACAGATGATGATATGGAAGCAGTTGATGGAGCGGTGCGCAAGCTGCCACCTATATTGAGAATAACAATTATTGAGGTATACCAGCACGGGCAAGGAAAGTCTGATCGCCAGCAGGCAGAGGCACTGGGTGTTGATCGCAAGACGCTATGCAAATACGTTCTTTTGGCACATCGCAAAATAGCGCTTGACATTTCAATTCAATGTCCCCAGAATCACGCCCAATCTGCTAATCGGGGAAGTTGTCTCGAAAGCAATCAACCCGTCACGGCCATCGCCTGACGGGTTTTTTATTATGCCAATTGCAGCACAGCGACCATGCAGCAAACCAGGTTGCGGCGTGCTAACTGATGCTGGCCGATGCCCTGCACACCGTATCGAAGCAAGACAACAGCAAGATCAACAACGCGGTTCATCAACACAGCGTGGCTATGGTGCCAGATGGCAGAAGGCTAGCAAGGCATACTTGCGCGCACATCCACTGTGCCAATGCCCTGACTGCGACGAAGGCCGCAAGCTCATCACCGTAGCAACAGTCGTTGATCACATCATCCCCCATCGTGGCGACATGAAACTGTTCTGGGATTCGAACAATTGGCAATCGATGAGCAAGCCCTGCCACGACCGCAAGACAGCGCATGAGGATGGTGGCTTCGGTCACCAGCTGTCGCACACAACACCCCGGGGGCGTGGGTAAATTATTTTCGCCCGTCATTCTCTAGACCGTATGGGTAGTCAGATTTTTATGTGCGCGATATTGGGTAGGGGGGGGTTGTGGGTATTAGAAAGGGTGATGGATGTTGATTGAATACCGGAGCGTTGAGGCGTTGGTGCCTTATGCTCGGAACAGCCGGACGCATAGTGATGCGCAGGTTGCGCAGATCATGGCGGCGATGGTTGAGTTTGGGTGGACGAATCCGGTGCTGGCGGATGGCGATGGGATTGTCGCGGGGCACGGGCGGGTGATGGCGGCGTCCAGGTTGTATGAGCAGGGCGAGACGATACGGTTGCCTGGTGGTGATGAGGTTCCTGACGGGATGGTGCCAGTGATCGATTGCACCGGATGGTCGGTAGTGCAGCGCAAGGCTTATATCATCGCGGACAATCGGCTGGCTGAAAATGCCGGATGGGATTCGGCGATGCTGGCGCTGGATATCGGCGACCTGCGCGAGTGCGGGTTCGATGTCGGGTTGACCGGTTTCAACGATGCGGATCTGAATGCGCTGATCGCGCCGAAAGGAAATGCAGGGCTGACCGATCCGGACGACGTGCCGGAAGTACAGCCCGATCCGATCAGTAGGCTGGGCGACTTGTGGCTGATGGGCAAGCATCGGTTGATGTGTGGCAGCAGCACCGAAGCTGAAACGGTAGAAAGGCTGCGGGGGGGGGGCGATACCAATCCTGATGGTGACCGACCCGCCTTACGGGGTGAGCTACGATGCAAGCTGGCGCCTTGCAGCGGGCATAAATAAATCATGGCAAACCCGCGCTGAGGGGAAGGTACTAAACGATGATCGGGTAGATTGGTCAGAGGCATGGGCATTATTTCCCGGCGATGTATTTTATTGCTGGCATGCCGACCGGCATGCCAGCGCGGTGCAAGCGTCGATGGAATCCGCTGGGTTTGAAATCCGCTCGCAAATCATATGGGCAAAAAATTCACTGGTAATGGGCCGAGGACATTATCACTGGCAACATGAGCCTTGCTGGTACGCCGTGAGGAAGTCCGCGACTGGGCATTGGGTCGGTGACCGGAAGCAGTCAACACTTTGGCAAATCGCAAACATGCATCGAACACAAGGCGATGTGGACGACGGCAAGACTAGTCATTCCACGCAAAAGCCGATCGAGTGCATGAAACGCCCCATCGAAAACAACAGCAGTCCCGGCGATAGTGTTTACGACCCGTTCGTTGGCAGCGGCACCACGATCATCGCTGCCGAAATGATGGGGCGTTGTTGCTATGCCATCGAATTGAACCCAGCGTATGTGGATGTTTGCGTGCGCCGCTGGCAAAACTTCACCGGCCAGCAGGCCACGCTCGAATCTGATGGGCGCACTTTTGATGAGATATCGGCAGAAAGGATTCAGGCAGCACGATGCGAGGCAGAACACCAACTCCAACCAAGCTGAAATTATTGACGGGCAATCCCGGCAAGCGGCCGATCAACCTGGACACGTTTTCGCCTGCGTCCGAGATTCCGCGCTGCCCGGCTTTGCTCAAGAGCGAGGCGCGGAAGGAATGGCGGCGCATCACGCATGAGTTGCACCAGTACCACATGATCGCGGAAGTGGATCGCGGTTTGCTGGCGATGCTGTGCACGACCTGGGCGCGGTTTGTCGAGGCGGAGCAGATGATCGAGAAGGCATCGGCTGCAGGCGGCAGCGGGCTATTTGTGAAAACGCCGAATGGCTTCCCGGTGCAGTCGCCGTGGGTAGCAGTTTCCAACAAGGCGATCGAAACTTACAAATCATTATGCGCGGAATTCGGGTTGTCGCCATCGGCGCGGACGCGGGTGGCGCCGCAGACCACTCCGCAGATGGACTTGCCCGGGCTGGAGCTGGTTAAAAATTCATGGGATCAGGTATAGAGCAGAGCTTCGGCGAGATCGCAACCCAGTACGCGCAAGATGTTGTTGATGGCAAGTTGCCGGCGTGCAAGTGGACGCGGTTGGCTTGCGAGCGGCACTTGCGGGATTTGGCGCGGGCGGCGGCATGCGAAGTAGAAGGCTCCGAGGATAACTGGCCGTACCGGTTTAATCCTGAACTGACCGACGTTGACAGCAAGGTGTACCGGCCGGCGGAGCGGGTGTGCCGGTTCGCGCAGCTGATGCCGCACATCAAGGGCGATTGGGCGGCGCGGCGCGAGCTGATTCATCTTGAGGCGTGGGAAGTATTCATCCTGGCATCGATCTTCGGCTGGGTGCATGTGGTCACCGGCAAGCGGCGCTTTCGCGTTGCGGATCTGTTTGTGCCGCGCAAGAATTCCAAGTCAACGCTGGGCGCGGTGATCGGCAATTACATGCTGGCGGTAGATGGCGAATTCGGCGCGGAGGTTTATTCCGGCGCCACTTCGGAAGATCAGGCGCTGGAAGTATTCCGCCCGGCGCGGCTGATGGCGCGTGCTACGCCGCAATACCTGGCGCGCTATGGCGTGATCGTCAACGTGTCCAACCTGTGCGTGGTGGACACCAACAGCAAATTTGAGCCGGTGATCGGCAACCCGGGTGATGGCGCGTCGCCTTCGTGCGCGATCGTGGATGAATATCACGAGCACAAGACGCCGCAGCTTTACGACACCATGAAGACCGGCATGGGCGCGCGGTCGCAGCCGCTGCTGCTGGTGATAACCACCAGCGGTTCGGATATCGCGGGGCCGTGCTACCAGCACCAGGTGGAATTGCAGAAGGTGCTCGAAGGCGTGATCGAGGATGATCAGCGCTTCGGCATCATCTACACCATCGATGATGAGGACGACTGGACCAGCGAAGCGGCGCTGATCAAGGCCAACCCGAATTTTGGTATCTCGGTCGATGCGGATTTTTTGCGCGGACAACAGCGCGACGCGGTGGACAATCCGCGCAAGCAGAACATATTCAAGACCAAGCATCTGAACATCTGGGTGGGAGCGGCATCGCCCGCGTTCAACCTGCACAAGCTCAAGTTGCTCGGCGATGCGAATCTCAAGATTGAGCAGTTTATCGGCGAGACCTGCTGGGACGGACTGGATCTGGCGAGCAAGATCGACATTGCCTCGCGGGTGAAAGTATTCCGCCGCGAGATTGCCGGCAAGACGCACTACTACGCATTCTCGCGCAACTATGTGCCGCAGGCGCAGGTGGACAAGCCGGAGAACGCGCACTACCAGGGCTGGGTGCATCAGGGCTACCTGACCGCCACGGTCGGCAACATGATCAATCTCCGGCAGATCGAGGAAGAACTGGTGGAGGATTCCGAAAAGTTTGTGCAATCAGAAATATCGATGGACGCATGGGGCGCGCGCGAAATGATGCCGTCGCTGGCGGAGCAGGGCTTCACCGTGGTGGACATCCCGATGCAGACCCGGCACTTGTCCGAGCCGATGAAAGAAATCGCCGCGCTGATCGAGGACGGGCGCTTTCACCACGACAACAACGAAGCGTTCGTGTGGATGATGTCGAACGTCGAAGTGTATCCGGACCGCAACGGCAACATCTTCCCGCGCAAGCAGCGCGAAGAAAACAAGATCGATGCCGCGGTCGCACTGATTGTGTGCATGTCGAGAGCGATGGTGGCGGCGGTCAAGGAAGAAAAGAAATACCAGTTGATGTTTGTTTAGACGTCTGCACCGGACGTGGCCGCAGGTTGGGCAGGTGACGAAGGGCGGCACGAAGGTGATGCCGTGGAGTGGGATACTCAGAGAAGGCTAGTACACGCGGACCCGTGGCGTGTTAAGGGACTCGACGACAAGGAAGATAATGTTTACAATTTAGAGCTTAATTTACAAGCTCAGTATTGTGTGGGGTCTACGGACTGCCAAACCACTCCGGATGCACTACCCGGAAAAAATTTATTAGTCCGCCAAAATTTGGCGGCCTTTTTTATTTCCGGAGATGCCATGAATCATAAAGCATACAGCCTGCTGACGATCAAGTCGGTGGACGAGCAGCGCCGCATCATTCGCGGCATCGCGAGCACGCCGACGGCAGATCGTATGGAAGATATCGTCGAGCCGATGGGTGCCCGGTTCAAGGTTCCAATGCCGTTGCTGCTATATCACAACAGCCAAAAGCCTGTCGGATCGATGGATTTTGCGAAGCCAACAAAAGAAGGTATTCCGTTTGAAGCCAGTTTGCCGAATGTTGTTGAACCCGGCGTGGTTCAAGACCGCGTAAACGAAGCATTTCATTCGCTGAAATATAAATTGATTGGCGCCGTTTCAATCGGATTCCAGCCACTCAAGGATGGCGTTGAATTACTCAAAAGCGGCGGACTCCGTTTCATGCAATGGGAATGGCTGGAACTGTCACTCGTGACGATACCGGCGAATCCGGAGGCCGTCATTCAAAGTTTCAAATCAGCAGATGCTGCACAAATTCAGCGCAGCCTCGGACTCAACCCGAGCGATGAAGCTCGACAAGCCTTAATCAAAAGCATTGACCTCGCGTTGCTTGCCGCGTCCGGCAATCGGCCACGCCAGGTTGTGCATTTGAAAAACTCCCCCGGCGTTTCGGGAAAACCGCCTGCGCGCCGCGCCGGTGTTGTTTATTTGAAACCATAAAGGAAAAAAATCATGCAATTATCCCGAAGCAAATTGATTCTGGGCGTGATCGTGGCAATGGGCATCTTTGTCGCCTTCACATTTTTTGGCCATCCACAGCCATCGTTCGTCCCGCATGACATTTTTGGAACAATCAGCACCTTGGGTGTGATCCCGTTCGGATTTGGCCTCACCAAGAGCATCGCTGAGCAGATTAGCTCTTTCGAAGCAAAAAGGGCGGCTTCTGCCGCGCGCATGTCCGAGATCATGGACAAGGCCGGCGAAGAAGGCCGCACCCTGAACGACACCGAAACGCAGGAATACGACGGCCTGCAAACCGAAGTCAAGACCGTTGACGAACATTTGACCCGCATGAAGGCGCACGAAAAGCAAATCGTCGCTACCGCTACCGCAGTCAAAGGCGTAGTCGATGCGGAGTCCGCATCACAAGTGCGCGGCGGCGTTTCTCACGACAGCCCGATCGTGCTGCGGAACAACTGCGAAAAGGGTATCGGTTTCGCGCGGTATGTGAAAGCCATCGCCATGTCGCGCGGCAACATGACGCACGCCCTGGCAATCGCCGAGAACAACAAGCAGTGGCACGATCAAACTCCTGGTGTGGAACTGATGCTGAAGGCGGCGGTGGCCGGTGGCGATACCACCACGCCAGGCTGGGCGTCGGAACTTGTCTGGCCGGTGAACCTCATCAACGAATTCATCGAAGTGCTGCGGCCGGCAACGGTTATCGGCAGGATTCCAGGCTTGACCAAAGTGCCTTTCAACGTGCGCATCGCCGGCGCGGATCAAGGCACGTCGGCGAACTGGGTTGGGCAAGGCAAGCCCGCTCCGGTGAGCAAAATGCACACCATGGCAATCACGCTGGGCATCGCGAAAGCGGCCGGCCTGGTGGTGCTCACGCAAGAACTGGTGCGCAGCTCCTCGCCTTCTGCCGAACTCATGGTCCGCAACGACCTGACCAAGGCGATCGCGCAGTTCCTCGACCAGCAATTCCTGTCGCCGGACTACGCAGCGGTGACGAACGTCTCGCCCGCGTCCATTACCAGCGGCGTCAATCCGCTTGCTGCTACCGGCACCACTGCGGCCACGCTGCGCGCGGACGTTCAAACGCTGTTCGGAGTGTGGATCGCTGCGAACCTCGACCCGACTGGCGGCGTCTGGGTTATGCCGGCAACCACAGCCCTCGCAATCAGCCTCATGCTGAACGCGCTGGGTCAGCCGGTCTTCCCCGGCATCAGCATGAACGGCGGCACGTTCTTCGGTCTCCCTGTCATCACCTCGCAGTCTGCGGTGATGGTCGGCAGCCCGGTGAGCGGCGAGGGCAACATGATCATCCTGCTGAATGCGCCGGAGATCGTGCTGGCCGATGATGGCGAAGTCACCATCGACGCAAGCGCGGAGGCCTCAATCGAAATGCTGGACAACCCGACGAACAATGCGGCTGCCGGCACGCCGACCACCATGGTCTCGATGTTCCAGACCAACGCCGTCGCGTTGCGCGCCACTCGCTTCATCAACTGGGCCAAGAAACGCTCGACCGCAGTGCAGTACATCAAAGATGCGGCTTACGTGACCTGATCAAGCTGGTAGCTTGTAGCCAGTAGCTTGTAGCAAACCCCAAATCCCCCTCCGCTACGCTCCTCCCCCTTTGCAAAAGGGGGAGAGCTTGCGAGGGGGCCGAGGGGGATTTGTTTTTTGGAGAGAGAGATGCCAGAACGTATCAGCAAGGTTGCCCATGAATATGCGGGGCGTCAGTTGTCCAAAGGAGACAAGTTCGAGTGTGAAGAACAGCATGTCAATCTATTGTTGGCCATAGGCCGTCTCGAGCCTGAAGAAGGCGAAGAAGGCTACCAGACGCGCGACATGCGCGCCGGCAAGGGCGGCGGATACAAGCGGAAGAACATGGAGGCGGCATAAATGCTCCAGAAGCATGAAGTCATCGCCGTTGCAATTTTCCTCGCGGCACTGTGCCTGTTTATTGCCGGCATCGCGATATTGTTTGGCGCCGGGTGGGCGATGCTGGCCGCCGCACTGTGCCTGCTGCTCGTTGCCATCGTGATCACAAGGGGAATGCCGCGTGGCTGATAATTCGCTGACCAAGGTATTGTTCAACGGGCTGATGCGCGCCAAAAGTCAGACCCTCAACGCCGTGAATTCCGGCGGCGGCTGGTTCGGCATATTGCGCGAACCGTTCGGCGGCGCGTTCCAGGCGAACATCGCGATCGATGCGCCGCGCCGCATCCTGGCATTTTCCGGCGTCTTCAGTTGCGCCACCATCATCTCCACCGACATCGCCAAGATGGGCATCAACCTGACGCAGGAAGATTCAGTCGGGATACACACCAAAGTCAAGACCAATTCGCCGTTCCTCGGCGTGCTGAAAAAACCCAACCATTACCAGACCTGGTACAAATTCATCGAGCAATGGATACTCTCCAAGCTGCTCACCGGCAACACCTATGCGCTCAAGTTGCGCGACGGGCGCGGCATCGTCACCGACCTGTATATCCTCGACTCGCAGCGCGTCACACCGCTGGTGGCGGACAACGGCGACGTGTATTACAAGCTGTCGAAGGATTGCCTGTCCATCCTGCCCGAGCCGGTCACCGTGCCGGCCAGCGAGATCATCCACGACATGATGGTCAGCCTGTGGCATCCGCTGGTGGGCGTCACGCCGATCTATGCGTGCGGCGTTTCCGCCACAATGGGCAACCGCATCACCGCCAACAGCACCGCGTTTTTCGAGAACATGAGCCGCCCCTCCGGCAGCCTCACCGCGCCCGGCAACATCACGGACGAAACGGCTACCCGGCTCAAGGCGACCTTTGAAGAAAATTTCAGCAACGGCAAGCTCGGGCGGCTGATGGTTGCAGGCGATGGGCTGGCATACCAACCGATGACCATCAACGCCATCGATGCACAACTCATCGAACAGTTGAAGTGGACCATCGAAGACGTGGCGCGCTGCTTCCATGTGCCCATGTACAAGCTGGGCGGACCGGAGCCGGTGCGCGTCAGCGTCGAATCGCTGAATCAGACCTACTATTCCGATTGCCTGCAAGGGCTGATCGAATCCGTAGAATCACTGCTGGACGACGGGCTATCGCTGCCATCCGGATTCCATGCCGAATTCGACCTCGACAACCTGATGCGCATGGACAGCGCGACACGCCTCAAGACCAATGGACAAGCGGTGCGCGATGGCATCCTCGCGCCCAACGAAGCGCGCGCGGTCGAAGATTTGCAACCCGTCAAGGGAGGCGATTCTGTCTACATGCAGCAACAGAACTACTCGCTCGAAGCGCTGGCCAAGCGCGACGCGCTAGCCGATCCATTCGCCGGCAGCAACAAGGCGCCTGCAGAACCCTCTCCCGCCGGGGGAGGGCAGGGTGGGGGAGCGAACGATGCCACTGCGGCGAATGATGCCCAGGCAACGCAACAAGCTGCCGCACTCGCCGAGCTGATCATCAAGGGTTTGGCCGAACCCGCCATCGCCTGACAAGGAACAACATGAATCCACAAATCGAGGCACTCGCCAACAAGATGATCGAGGCCATCAAGGGCCATGTGGCGCGCGCCGCAGCCGTGCTGTCGGAACGGCTGACCGCGCTTGAAAAGCGCATCGGCGAGATCCCGGCAGGGCCGAAAGGCGAACCCGGACAGCATGGAGAAAAAGGCGCGGACGGGTTGCCCGGCAAAGATGGTATCGATGGCAAAGATGGATTGCCCGGTCAAGATGGAGAAAAAAGCGTGGATGGGTTGCCCGGCAAGGATGGGCTGAACGGTAAGGACGGCGAATCGGTGCATCCGGATACCGTCAAGGTATGGCTGTTCGAGATGGTCGACAAGGCTATCGCCGCATTGCCCAAGACCAAGGATGGCGAGAACGGCCGCGACGCGCTGGCGCTGGATATTCTTCCGATGATCGACGAGACGAAAAGCTATCCGCGCGGCACGTTCGCAGAGCATCGCGGCGGCATCATCCGTGCGCTGCGCAACACCGATCCGGTGACCGATGGATTGGCCAAGGCTGGCTGGCTCGTCTGCATGAACGGCATCACCGCCGAGATCGAAGAAACGCTCGACGAAGGCCGCACCATCAAGCGCACCACGCACTACACCGACGGGCGCGAACTGGTGCGCGAGATCAAGACCAGCGCGATATTGTATCGCGGCATCTGGCGCGAGGCTGCGTTCGACGCAGGCGACGTTACAACCTGGGGCGGCTCGGCCTGGCACTGTCAGGAGAAGACCAGCGACAAGCCGGGCACCTCGGCAGCATGGAAGCTCATGGTCAAAGAAGGCGCGCGCGGCAAGGATTTCAGGCCCAATGCCGAACCCGCCGTCGGCGCGCCGGTGCATCTGAAATGAAATTTATACTGGAACGCACCGTCGATCCTGACATTGAACCAATTTTATTGGCCGAGATGAAAGCACATCTCAGGGTCACCGATACCGACAACGATACCCTTATCACCGGGCTGATCACCGGCGCGCGCGAATGGGTTGAGGACTACACCGGCCGCGCGCTGATCGACCAGACCTGGCGGCTCACGCTGGCCGGCAAATATCACGGCTACATCGGCGGCGATAGCGTCGGCGGATACCGTCCGGGATATTACACCTACGGTGCCGGCACGCGCGACATGGAATACTGGATACGCGGCGGCGAGATACTGTTGCGCAAAGCGCCGGCGCTCTCGCTGATCTCGTTCAAGTCCGTGGACAACGCCGGGGTCGAGACCGCCATCGACGCGGCTTATTATCAATTGCGCGAGATCGATTCAAAATGGCCGCGCATCGTGCCGCTGAACGGCGCGACCTGGCCCGCCTGCAGCGACCTGCGCATCGTTTACCGCGCCGGCTTCGCCGACCGCGATTCCAGCCCGCAACAAGACGGGGCAGCCGTTCCGTTCAGGTTCAAGCAAGCGATGAAACTATGGGCCGAAGCGAACTACGATCGCGATGATAAAACCATGCAGCTTTACCTGGACACCGCCGAACTGCTGATCAAATCGGAACGATCGGAAATGGGAATGGCTTGACAACCTATCCCAAAATGGGATAGTATCCTCCTTGAGCAATAGCATTGGGCTGTTGCAGTTCTGAAGAAGGATGGAAATTAAATGTCAACTCAGAATGAAAAAATGAAAAATAATCTTCTGGATATCGCAGAAGCTATTGACAAATTATTTGATCAAAACTTCGATGAAATATTAATCAATGAATATGGTGAGATAGTTGATTATCTATTACTAACCGCAAATGCTATAGATCAAAAATTTGTTGTGGCTGCGGCGCGATGAACACTGAAAATAAAACGAAGAATGATGAACCGCAGTCCCTCTCGACTGCTGAGTTGGACGCTGAGATTAAACACTATCAATGTTTAGTTGAATTTGCAGAGCGTGAAGTGAATGCGGGTAATGAAAGAATTAGAGCTTACCTTGAAAGCTATGCGAATCATCGTGACTCATTGCAAATACGGCGTAATGCAATGGTGGCTAACGTAGAGTTGAGCACCAGCCAACAGCGCGAGGAGAAACCATGAGTAAAACTAAAGAACCTATCACGCTGTTGGCTGTGCGCTCGAACGCCGGGTTGGGCGAAGTTTATGCCATCCCCGACTTTTTACGCAACCCTGCAAACTTAGCAAAGGAAAGAAAAATGGAAAAAGCAGAACTGCAAGAATTAGTACATGCCGCCCTTGGGGAACTCATCGACAGAATTGAATTGTGTGGAGCATCTGAAAAACTTACCCACGCTGTGACGCTTGCCGCTGACCTACGGCAGGCTGTTGGCAACCAATGGAACACACCGGATGAGTATGCAAAGAAAAGAGTGCTGGCGGTGTTGCCCAACGTAAAGTAGACCCCTGTAATGGAAGGATCGGAACTCAAAGCATTACGCAAAAAACTTAATCTGTCGCTCGCCCAGGCAAGCAGGCAGGTTGAGGTTTCCGTCTCGACTTGGTGCCGGTGGGAATCTGGCAAACAGAAAATTCCAGAGGGTGCGATGAAACTATTTAAGCTGCTGAACAAAATCAAATAACAACAGCAACACCACACACAAGGCCGTCCAGAATTGGGCGGCTTTTTTATTGGAGAAAATATTTGGGAATTATATAGATGACTACCATAAGAGAACTAGAAGGGCAATTACTGCGATGCGCTAAAGAGACAACTCAGGAAAAGGACGTGGATGGGAAATACGTGTTCAGAGATCCAGATGGCTCTATTCACATGTGGTCTAGTGAAGCAGAACATTGGGTATTTGAACGTGTTGATAAAGTTGCAGAATCGCACGGGATCAGCTTCTTGTGCCCCAAGGCATTCGCAAAGAATGGTGGGCCAAAGGGCACGCATTCCGTGTACGTGTTCTTCACAGGATCGCCCTACGCCGGCCACAATACTGCTGGGCAAGAGGTACGATGGCAGGTGGTCGGAGGTACGACGATTGACGATCTTGTATTAACGCCGTCAATTCAAGAACAAGATGAAGAATTGCCGCCTGAGCATCGGTGCAGTTGGCATGGCTTCGTAGGCTCAAGCGGCGTACCGCCCGGTTCTGCGGCATAAGGTAGTTATGTATATAAATCCCAAATATTTGATCCTTCGGCGATTGCATGACCGCTTCAGCGAAGTCATCCCTGAATGGCAGGGCAAGACCGCCGTGCTGATCGGCGCCGGCGCCAGCCTCACCGCGATGCAGGTCGCCCAGGTGCATGCCGCGCATGTTGGCGGCAATGTCATGGCCGTCGCGATCAACGACTGTTATTTATGGTGTGACTGGGCGGACGTGCATTACGCGGCGGATGCCAAGTGGCACAAGTGGCACACCGAAGGACTGGACAAACCGCTGCTCAGGATGACCGCCGCGCAGGTGCGCGAAGCATGGGCAACCTTCGCAGGGCAGAAATGCAGCATCCAGGACAGCATGGACGGCATCGCGGATGACACAGTGCACATCCTGCGCAACAAGAGCTATCCGAACCACGCGCACGGACTATCGCGCGATCCGCAGGCATTGGGCACCGGCTGGCACAGCGGCTTCCAGGCGCTGAACCTCGCGATACTGGCAGGGGCGAAGACCATCATCCTGCTGGGCTTCGATGGCAAGCCGTCGCAGGAAGGCCGCACGCATTTTTTCGGCGAGCACCCAAGCCCGACCAACCCGGCGGTCTTCGAACAGATCCGCCGTTCTTTTTCGGCGGCGGAAAACGAGATCAAGGAATTGGGCGTGCGCGTGATCAACTGCTCGCCGGGAAGTGCGATCGATTCGTTTGAGAAGATGGAATTGGGTGAAGCGCTTAGAAGCAGACGTAAGACGTAAGTTGTTAAAAGGAAGAAAATCATGGCAGAGATTAAAAAAATAGACATCAAAGAATTTAGGGAACTCGGATTTTTACAGGAAATAAACCGCCTTTTTCTTCACCCTTTGGGCATGGCGCTAGAGGTGATACTTGAAGATGATGGAACGGAAAAACTTGGTGGCATTTGGGACTATCGAGACGACCCAGAAGGAATGATTTACGGAGAAATGGACGACACAAGTAAATCTAAAATTGCTTTCTTCAAAGAATTTGCCGAAAGAAAGCACGCGGAGAGATTAAAGCGGCTTGGGTACATCATTCAAGAACCATAATGACGCACGGGGAGCACAACCCTCTCCCACCGGGGGAGGGCAGGGTAGGGGAGCGCTCCCTCACCTCAATCCTCTCCCGTAAGGAGAGGAAGCAAACGTGAAAGGCATCACAAGTTGACGAAACGAATACGCGGCGGCAGCGGGCTGGGCGATTCGATCTACCTGCGCCCGCTGGTCGAGCAATTGATCGCGGACGGCGAACAGGTGACGGTCTGCTCCAATTATCCCGATGTGTTTATCGGCACCGGCGCGACGGTCGAGCCATTTGGGCGCAACAATATCCAGGTGCTGGCGCATTACACGGCAGGAAAGAGCGATCCGGCCACCAACCAGTGGCAGGACATCTGCCGCAGCGCGCGCATGACTGCCGAGCTGCGCTTCGCTTGGATCGTGCGCAACACCGCGTTGGCGGACAAACTGCGCACCCGCGCCTTCGGGCGCAAGATCATCCTGGTGCATGGCGGGCGCGCGCCGATGGGGCGCACTGACGGCTTCGGCGCGGAGTTGCTGCCGGACGCGCAGGCTTTTGACGCCGTGCTGCGCGAGTTGGGCGATTGCATGCTGGTGCGCATCGGCAATGGCGCGGAACTTTATCCGCTGCCCACCGAGATCAACCTGAACGGCAGCACCTCGGTATCCGACGTGCTCGATGTAGGCAGGATCTGCGACGGCGTGGTCGCGCAATGCTCGTTCGCGATACCGCTGGCCGAAGCGTTCGACAAGCCGCTGCTGATCGTATGGGCCGCGCGCGGACTGGTTGCACGCGAAGCCTATGTCCGGCAGATCACCCCGCAAAAGGTATTGAGCAAGCCATCCTCGACGTTCGTGATGGATGACTGGCCGATGGAACAGATACAGGAGACAGCACGGCAATGGCATCCCGGTTTATAAATTTCGAACAAGCTGCTGAAAGCCTGCGCGGCAAGTCGATTGCTGTGGTCGGCAGCGCGCCGTCGGTGCTGGACAATGCGCCGGGCTTCATCGATTCCCACGACATCGTGGTGAGGGTGAACAACTACAAGACCGGCGCGGCGCAGGGCACGCTCTGCGACGTACATTATAGTTTTTATGGTACGAGCATCCGCAAGCGCGCCGAAGACCTGCAAGCGGACGGCGTGCAACTGTGTATGTGCAAATGTCCGAACGCCAGGGCGCTGGAATCGGCATGGCATGAGGCCAACAACAAGATCAACGGCATCGACTTTCGCTACATCTACCACAACCGCAAGGACTGGTGGTTCACCGATACATTTATCCCGTCAGTGGAGCATTTTCTGAGGGGATTCGAGCTGCTCGGCAAGCACATCCCGACCACCGGATTCTCCGCCATCCTCGACGTGCTGGCGTGCGAGCCCGGCAGCGTGTACCTGACCGGCTTCGATTTCTTCACCTCCGGGCTGCACAACGTGGATGAGGCATGGAAGCCGGGCAACCCGAACGACCCGATCTGCCACCGCCCGGATCTGGAGATGGCATGGCTGCGCAAGAATCTGCACAAACATCCTGTCTCGTTTGATAAAAAACTGGGCGATATGCTGGTGCAGAACCCTCTCCCACCGGGGGAGGGCAGGGTGGGGGAGCGCTCCCTCACCTCAATCCTCTCCCGAGGGGAGAGGAGGCAAACGTGAAAGACGGAAACCCTTTATTTGAATACCATGGCGAACTGTTTCCGGAATACCTGAAACACGGTAACGCGATGCAATTCATCGCACCGGCGGCTCTGCAATTCTGCAAGGGCAACGGCCTCGATGTCGGCTGCAGCCAATGGCCGTTGCCTGGCGCTGCCGGGCATGACCTGAAAAATGGTACCGATGCAACCAACCTGCCGCCGGGCGAATGGGACTACATCTTTAGCTCGCATTGCCTCGAGCATGTGCTCGACCCGGTCACGGTGCTGGAGCACTGGAAGACGCGGTTGGTCAAGGGCGGCACACTGTTCCTGTATTTGCCGCACCCGGACATGACCTACTGGCGGCCGCAGCATTGCCGCAAGCATTTGCACCTGTTCTGGCCCGATGATGTCGCCGAGATGCTGCGCGCCCTCGGATTTGTAAACATCATCCACAGCGAGCGCGATCTCGCGTGGAGTTTTGCTGTCGTCGCGTTCAATGGAGCAGAACCCTCTCCCACCGGGGGAGGGCAGGGTGGGGGAGCAAACGTGAAAGACGAAAAACAATGACGAACATGCACGACAAGATCGTCGCGCAGCACGGCCAGAAAATGCTGCGCAAGAGCGCAATGAATATTCGCGGTGGTGCTGGCGTATTCGAGCGCGTGCTGTCCGGCAAAGGGTATCGCACCGCACTGGAGATCGGCACCTATCGCGGCGTCTCTGCCGCAGAGATGTCGCAATACGTCGAGCGCGTGATCACCATCGACCTGCGCTACGGCAAGCTGGAATCGAATGGCGACAGCTTCGATCGCGCCATCTTCTGGTACGAACTGGACGCGAACAACATCGAATTGCAACTGGTGGACGACGACATCGAAAAGAAAGCGCTGATCGATGTGCTGGACTTCGATTTCGCCTTCATCGACGGCGCGCATACCGGCGGCGCTATTGTGCGGGATTTCGAGATGGTGAAGCGCTGCGGAACGGTTCTGATTCACGACTACGACGACAACGGGCGCGGTCGGTTATTCAATGAGGCTTTCGATTTCGTCAACTCACTCCCGAAGGAACAAGTGCAAATATTCGATATCTTCGCGCTCTGGACAGCGCCATGCTGAACGAGCGCATCCGGGCGAACGGCGATGAGGAGGCCATTGTCGGCGAGATCACCTTCGGGCCGTTTTCCAGCCCGCTGATGAAGGCGATCTTCAAGCGCTTCGGCAAGAAAGCGTTCGGGCGGTCGAGCGCGTGCGCTGAGTTCGAGAGCTTTCTTCACGCCATCGCTGACGAGCGAAGCGCGGAATTCGTCATGAAACGAGTGGGCAAGAAACCTCTCGGAGATTGCTGCCTTGAGATCGGCACCTTCCACGGTATCACCGCGATCATCCTGTCGCAGTTTTTCGACAAGGTGATCTGCGTCAGCGTTGACGAAATGCCGGTGATGAAGCGCGAGATTGTGGATTATCTCGGCATCAAGAATATCGCGTTCTACGATGCGAAGGACAACAAGGACAAGGCCGCGTTCATCAACGCCGCGAAGTTCGATTTCTGCTATCAGGACGGCGACCACACGCACGATACTTATAGCGATTTCGATCTGGTGAAGCGCTGCGGGCGCGTGCTGTTCCACGAATTTTGGCCGCTGCAAGCGCCGGTCTGGAACCTGGTCAACAGCCTGCCGCAGGACGAAGTTATTCATGCGCAATTCGATTGCCTCGCCTATTGGGAGAAGAACCCTCTCCCATCGGGGGAGGGCAGGGTGGGGGAGATAGGGTCGATCAATGGATAGGCTGATCAAGCGCCTAGACGCAACGCCTGACGCCGACCTGATACTCTGTGCCGCGCATGGTATTGCGTACCAGGCCGACATGAAATCCGGCCGGGTGAAATACGACGCAAGCTATCTGGCCAAGGTCGACGCCTATGAGGGCGGCGCGATCGCGAAGGCCGTCAATGCCGGGCGCTGTGCCCTGCTGGGCAGACATCTGCAAATCCCCCTCAGTCCCCCTTTGGAAAAGGGGGAGAGCTTGCGAGGGGGCCAGCGCAGCGGAGGGGGATTTTCGGTGCTTGACGTGGGCTCCGGTTCGGGTGCGTTTGTCCGGGCGGCAAAGGCTGCCGGATTCAATGCAAGCGGATGGGACGTTATTCCTGATGCCGTGGCAAGGTTGTTACAGGACGGGACGTATGCCGACGACCCCGCCACCTTCGACGCAGTGACCTTGTGGGATACGTTGGAGCACATGGAAGACCCGGAGCTGCGATTGCGCCAGGTGAGCAAGGGCGCGCTGCTGTTCGTGTCCATTCCGGTATTCGACGATCTTGGCAAGATCAGGGAATCAAAGCATTATCGTCCCGGCGAACACTTGTATTACTGGACCGCGCAGGGTTTCATCGACTGGATGTCGCTGTACGGGTTCCGCCTGCTGGAACAGAGCGATCACGAGACCGCGGCCGGACGCGAGAGCATCGGCGCGTTCGCCTTCTGTCGAGACCTGCCTGATTACGGGGAACACATTGTCGCTTATCGCGAAATTCACTCGACGCGGCACTATGGAAGCTCGGCAACAGATTTGCATTTGGCGCAGATCGCCAAGATGGTACAGACGTATGCACCAGCCTCGATACTGGATTACGGCTGCGGGCGCAGCGACCTCGCGGCGCACTTCTGGCTTGACGGCGCGCGCCGCATCGCGCGCTATGACCCGGCCATCCCGGCGTTCAAGACGATGCCAGACGGCCGGTTTGACATGGTGCTGGTCTGCGACGTGATGGAACACATCCCGATGGCCTCGGTCGATCGCGTACTGAAAGAGGTACACGAAAAAAGCAGCCTGGCACTGTTCACCATCAGCACCAAGCTGGCGCGCGCCAAATTGCCGGACGGCCGCAACGCCCATGTCACGTTGCTGACGAAAAGCGAATGGATCAACTGGTTGGCGGACGAATTTGGCAAGGTAGAAGTGTTGCCATCCGAATGGGAACACGAACTTATTTTGCTTGCGGGTAGCAGTTCTCCCCCTTTGTAAAAGGGGGACTGAGGGGGATTTGAATGAAAGCCGGAGCGTTGAACCACCTTATTACCCTGCAATCGCGCAGCACCAGCCAGGATGCCTCCGGTGGACAACTGCTCACATGGTCCGACGTGACCACCGTGTGGGCCAATGTCAATCCGCTCAGCGGGCGAGAGTTGCTCGCCGCGCAGGCGGTGCAATCGTCCGTATCGCACCGGATCACCATCCGTTACCAGACACAATTCGCCGATCCCAAAGTGATGGCGAAGATGCGCGCAACGATGGTCAAGGATGGCGTGACGCGCATTTTTAATATACACGCAGCGCGCGACGAAAACGAAGCGCGCCACAAAATCATCATGGATGCGGAAGAGGGAATCAACAATGGCTAGCGACTGCACGATCATGTTGAGGGTGAGCGTTGCATGGTGGGTGACGCCATATATTGCACTGACTAAGTTTGGCTTATGGATCGGGATGCCTTTGAATGTTGAGATTGTGCTGGAGGATGTGCTGCGCGGCGTAATAATTGAGGAAGTGAAAAATGGCTAAGATGAAATGTGGAACCGATGAATTCGATAGTGTTATGGCGAAGTTTTTGGGTTTGCCAAAAAACGTCAAGTGGTTTGAATTGCGCGTCAGTGTTGACGAAGTTGTGACCGTGAAATGCGCTTATTTCCCTGAAATCGAAGATACTGAATTGGTTGAGATAACCAATCAGTTTGATGTGACGCGGATCATTGAACCGGAACAGGATATCACCACGCTGAACGATAAGTCTGCGGTGATTAAAAATGTCGGTTGAACGCATCGAAGGCTTGTCCGAACTGTCGCGCGCGCTGAAAGAATTGCCGCAGAACATCGGCAAGAACGTGTTGCGCGGCGCGGTGAATGCCGGAGCCACCGTCATCCGCAAGCAAGCCGTGCTGAACGCGCCTGAATATCATGGCGACGTGTCGAAAGGACATCCGCCGCCAGGCACGTTGAAAAAATCCCTCTACCAGAAACAGATCCGCGAACAATCCGATTGGGCACACCAGGTGTTTTTTGTTGGCGTGCGGCAGGGACGGTCTGCCGGCAAAAAAGGCAGTTTTGCAAGATGGCTGCATGATGCCTTTTATTGGTGGTGGGTTGAATTTGGCACATCAAAAATGCCCGCGCATCCGTTCCTGCGGCCCGCCTTCGAGACCAAAAAAATGGAAGCGGCCGAACGCATCAAGCAATATCTGACCGACCGGATTCCGGCCGAAGTCACCAAGCTAAATATTAAAAAATGAATTTTCTACTATCAGAACCCTCTCCCACCGGGGGAGGGCAGGGTGGGGGAGCACCCTCACCTCAATCCTCTCCCGGCGGGAGAGGAAGCAAACGAAGCGCTGCGCGCAATAAAAACATATTATGACCACCCCTGCCGAATCACTATTCACAGCCCTCACCGGATTGGCCTCAGGCGGCGTATGGGCTGGGGTGGCCGCAGAGGGCACAGTTGCGCCATACATTGTTTACCAGAATATCGCCAATCCGACTAGAAACACACTGGATGGCGCGAGCAATCTTCAGAACAACCGCACGCAAATCGATTGTTTCGCCACCAGTTATTCGGCGGCGGCGACACTCGCGCGCGCCATCGATACGACGCTGGCGGCGGTGGGTTCAATGTACATAAAGATCAACGATCAGGGCCCGATGTATGAGCCGGACACCAAGCTATATCGGGTATTGCTCGAATACTCAATCTGGGCAACCGACGAAGCCTAACCGTTTCACCACGCACCACTCACCGTTCACGATATATCCGTTCGTGGTGAGGTATCGAACCACCGCCCTCCGGCGGTTTTTTTATTTCTAAACTAAAGGAGTCTG